GAAATCAAGATTATACAATAGATTTTAATAGTGATACAGGATTTACTTATGACAGTTCTAAAGTAGAATTTGTAGGTGGACAAGTACAACAAATAGACAAACGTCCTGTAAATTCTCTTATAGGAGCAAGATTATTTGATTCTGTAAATGCAAACTGGGCTGTAGATGGTGCTAGTTTAATACCTACGTTGAGCGGAACTCCTGTTATAAGCGGCAATAAATTATCATGTGTTGGTAGTAATGGGTTGTATTATCAAGATACTCAGTTCGCAAATGGTGGCAATTTTGTAGCAAAGTTTAAATATACTCCTAATTACAGCACTTCTCCAGCTACGAATGTTAATTTATTTGCTATATCAGAAGATACGGGAACAAATAACGATGTAGTGATATTTAATAGCCCTTCAGGTAACAATATACGGATAACAAGCAATGGGTTAAGTGCTATAACATTTGGCGTATGGGAACCTACAGCATTACAAGAATATGTTTTTGAAGTTATTTGTATCAATAATGTAGTAACATTGTATATTGACAATGTACAATTAGGAACATCTAAAACAATTACACCAGATTTAGGCGCTATCAGTAACAAATTGTGGTTAGGCGCTTATGCCGGTATATATAACACATCAGATGGATCGTTTTCTGATTTCATTTTTTACACTTCTGCTAGTCAAACAGATACTTACGAAATCCCATTAACAGCATATCCTAGTTCTATTGTAACAACACCAGAATTAGAAAAGGTTGGAGATGGAACAATAAAACAGTTTAATACTTTTACTACCACAGAAAGTGGCAGTCCTAAATATACAATACAGATAGGTAGATCAGGGGATTATTTATATTGGGATGGGGTAGCTTGGGTAGTTTCAAATAATACATACTCACAGGCTAATGATTCAGCAACTTTTAATGCAAAATGCCAATTGCTGGATATAGATGGAGAAATATACGGGCAGTTTAGAATATATTTTGATGATACAAATATACAAGGTGCTGTAGACGAATTGACTGCAAATATAAACGCTGATATAGGATATTCTACAGATGTAGAGAGAATACAATTAGATACCAATAATATAACTATACTAGCAGATCAACTTCTTAGCTTATTGGAGAGTGTTAATAAAACTGGGTCAGATGATGTTACATATGTATTAGGAAGAGATTCTAGCCCTGTATATTGGGATGGTCTAAATTGGGTTGCATCAGATTATACATTATCACAGTCGTATACAATAGCAGAGATAATTGATGGGAAAAATGATTTTCTACAACAAGGGGCTGGAGCTGTTATTGGTGTTAATTGGTTATTAAAATCAGATGATGGCAGCACTACGCCAGAAGTTATCAATCTTAATATAGGATTTGATCCTTTTGGAGAACAACCTGTATTTATTGAGTCTACATATTATAGCACATTAGTTGATCTGTCAGGCACTCCTATTGAGGGCGCTATAATAAAAGTGAGGCCGAATTGGATAATTGCAAATGCGTCTATAACAGATAATCAGTATATATCAACTACTACAAATGTTAATGGGTATTGGGAATTAAAAATAAACATTGAAGACGTAGAACCGGATTATTTAGTATGGGATGTTAATGGTAAAATATTTCAGACGAATTATGTACAGGGGACGATAAAATTCTCTGAGTTACCGTTGTTGTATTGTTGAGGATAGGAAATGGGATTTTTTGACAGATTTAAGAAAAAAGATATACAGTCATTAGAAAAAAAGAGCTTCAGTAGTGTCAATATATTCAAAAGCGGCTCTTTTTTGTCAGGTGCGCAATTGAGCTATTCTTACGCTTATTGGTTAGCTGAAAATGTAGACGCTATAAATGATATATGTCAACGTGTAGGGTATGCTTTTCAACAATTGAAACCTGTATTGAGAAACAAAAAAACAGGAGAGTATATAATTGATGGCCATCCAATTTTAGATTTGCTTGATAACCCGGGCATGGGAATGAGTTCAGAGCAATTTAAATATGAGTTAATGACTTCTTACCTGTTAACAGGTGCTTGTTTTCCTGTATTAGTTGGTAATGTTAATTTTGATCCTTCAAGTATCTATACAGAGCCGGCTAGTAAGTTTGCGCTTATTGAGAATGGCAATAGTAATTTACAGACAATTAACTTAAATAAAGGTCGAGTAACTATATTTGAGAGAGAAGAAATAACTAAGCGTAAAATATGGGTATATCAGACAAGAGATAAGTTAAGCGAGACTATCCAGTTATTAACACAACGAAGAAAAAACGGGGTATATGCACAAAGCCCTTTACAGGCTATTTATCAGCAATGTTTGACTAAATACTATGGCAATATTCACAATGCGAATCTTTTGAAGCAAGGCAACCGTCCGGGGGGATTATGGAGTCCTACAGAAAGTTTAGATCAAGATACATATGAATCTTTTGCTAACTCTATAAGCAGCGCAAGGGGATCCGGTGGTGCTGGCAGGGATATTATAACCAACGAGCCTTTAAATTATACAGACTTATTTCTTAATCCGAGAGATATGGATTTTGTCAATTTAATGCAGGCTTCAAGCAATGGTATTTATAACCAGTATCAAATACCGTTAGCGTTAATTACAACGTCAGCAATGACAATGAATAATTATGAAAATGCTATTGCTAGTTTTTATGATATGTGTGTTATACCGAGAGCAAAAGTTGTATATAGTGGATTAGGTCGATTTGCATTATCAAGATATAAAGACGGCGATAGGTTTGAGTTGACTTTTGATGAAAAAGAAATTACAGCGTTAAAAGGTCGTATGCTTGATAGAGCTAAAACTATGAGAGAGATTTACTCTTTTAGTGAAAATGAAATCAGGGGGACTGTTGGTTATGAGTCAATCGGTACTGAAGGGGATTTAATTTATAAGCCAGCTACTATTATTCCTGTGGAAACAGATGATTATACAGATGATAACAGAAATACAGGTTTACCTGACAATCAAACAGAGCAACTGGACATAGAAGATGATGAATAAGAATGATTTTGCAAAACGTCAAGCAAATCGAGTATTAAGACAGAAGCTTAAATTAGAAAAGACTTTTGCAAGAGAGCTGGCCTCATATTTTGCAGAACAGAAAAGAAGAAAAAAAACAGGTAAAGAGATAAGCAGTATTAAGCCTGTATTAGAAAGGCATTATAAAAGAATAGTAAAAGAGTTTACAGGGGTGAAAATAAAGCAAGATGTTCAGAATAAAATATCAGAGAGCTTTGAGTTTATAATAGCTGGCAAAGCACAACAAAGGGCAGAAGAGATTGACAAAATTACAGAAGATAGATGGAAAAGGTCAATACAAGCTGCTAGAGATCAAGAGCCGGACGCCACAGAAGAGACTTTACTTTTGATTGCTTTGCAGATATTCAGGAATTATAATAAGAATAGAGTTCAAACAATTTCTATAAGTGAAACACAGACAGTAAGTGAAAGTGTACGTTTTGAAATAACAAAGGCTGTTCATTTAGAGATGGAGCAGATAATACTTGAACAGAATAGACAAAGAGCTAAAGAGTTGTATGATTTATCAGGAGATTATACCAGTTACCAGATATACAATGAAATAGATATTAAGCCTGAGGCAATATTGACAGGACTGTTATTAACAGCTAAAAAAAAATGGATGACTATGGGAGACGCAAGGGTAAGAGATATACATAATGCGGCTAATGGTCAAGAGCAATATTACTTAGAGCCTTATCAGGTCGGCGGTGAGTTGTTAATGTTTCCGGGAGATGGAAGTTTGGGAGCAAGTGCTAAGAATTTGGTAAATTGTAGGTGCGTAAGTGTTGGGTTGTGAATAAGTTGTTAATAACTTAATACTTTTTAACAATTTATTAACAAGTTGTTGACAAATAGAAATTATGTTATATAATAATAAGGGGACAGAGTATGGAATATATAAATGCAAGCTTTGAAATCAAATCTTTTGAAGAAACCGACGTTGATAATTATACTATTGTTGGATATGCAAGCACTTTTGGTAATGTTGATTTAGGCAATGACATTGTAATGAAAGGTGCTTTTGCAGACGATTTAAAAGCGTGTAATACTAAAACTATTCTATGGCAACATAAGATGGATCAGCCTATTGGTAAGGGTTGTTTTACAGAAGATGACAAGGGACTCAAAGTTGAGATAAAATTACCTAAATCAGATAGCTTTGTAAGAGAGCGTGTAATTCCTCAAGTCAAGGTCGGGTCTATCCAAGGAATGTCAATAGGATATATGGTCGATGAATATGAATATGAAGGCAATATAAGATTATTAAAAAAATTAACATTATTGGAAAATAGTCTTGTATCTATACCAATGAACCCTAAGGCAGAGATTGAATCTGTTAAGAAAATGGAAGAGATGGAAAAAGCTGTATCAGGGAAAATGTTATCAATCGGCACTGATTCTGCATGGGATAAAAACAAATCAATCAAACAGATAAGAGAGTTTACAGGAAGCGAAGATAAACCGAGTGCTACATATAAAAACGGGTTCATGTATTATGACAAAGAAGATTCCGAGAATTTCAGTGCTTATAAATTGCCTTATATTTACGTAGAAGATGGAAAAATGAAAGCAAACCCTCGTGCTTTATCTGCTATAGTTGGTGCTATCTCAGGGGCAAGGGGCGGATTAAAAATACCAAACGAGGATAAATCTAAAATTAAATCATTATTAAATAAATATTACGAAATAATGGAACGTGAGAAGCCTTTTAAGTCGGACGGCAAAACGCTAATTGATAATATTACTATTCAGTATTTAGAGGAGCGTGATTGTGAAAAGCTGTTTGACGATGATATAATAGTTTCTAAAGCTGCTGTTAAATATGCTGCTGGTGTATTAGGTACAAAGGAAATTGCACATGATACAGAGGAAGAAAGCAAAGCATTGACAGAGTTCAAAGAAACGCTTAAACAATTTAATCAAAACTTTAATAAAGGAGAAAATAATGAGTGAAAAGTTTGATGACAACTTGCTGAATGAAGTTAATTTGGCAATAAAAAAATTACATGAAACTCAAGATAAATACGGTGTAGAATCCGCAGAATACAAGAGAGTGATGGAGAATACACAGGCAAAATTAAATGAGTTTGATGACAAGAATGAAGAGCTGGTCGCTAAAATTGCAGAACAGGAAAAATCAGAAAAAGAATTAAAAGAGCGTGTTGAACATTTAGAGCAGTTAGGCTCTATGAGATCACAGGAAGCCAAACAACTTGATCCTCATGCTGTAGCTAATTCTATTTTTACAAAGTCATGGACAAGGTTTGCCGAGAAATCCCCGAATGAAGCACAAAGGTTTCTTGACGAAACTGAATTGTTGCTTAAATCACAGGGAAATGATATTCCTTCCGAGATTGGAAGTTTTCAAAATGCTGTTATGCAAATGAAAGCCGCTAATGATCTGTATAGAACAGACATCAACGAAGCTGGTGGATTTTTAGTGCCTCAAGAATGGAGCGCAAGACTTCGAGAACAAATTATAGAATATTCACCAATGCGACAATTTGCCAACGTTGAAACAATTACCGGAAAATCAATTAATATGCCAATCGAGCAGGGCGTAGGTACTGCACAATGGGAAGGTGAAGCAGAAGAGAATACAGATAATTCAACAGCTAACTACACCAATGAGCTATTGACTCCTCATAGACTGGCTAAGACTGTTCCAATTACTTGGGATATGTTGAATAACTCAGCTTATAACGTTTCTCAAAGAATTATGAACGTAGCCAGAAAAGCCTTTGCGCAAGCCGAAGGTAGCGCATTTGTAAGTGGTAATGGTGTTAAAAAACCTTTGGGTTTTGTAGCCGATCCTAATGTACCCTTGTACACTACAGCCGGTGCGACAATTACATTTGATGATATTATTGCAATGACAGGTGAGTTAAAAACTGGTTATAATCCTAGATTCTTTTTTAACAGAAGAACTCTTGCGTATTTGAGAACATTGAAAGATGCTGTTAATGGCAGATACCTTTGGGCTGGGCCTTTTGGCGATAGTGCTGCTGGTAGTCCTGCTACTATCAACGGTGTTCCTTATTCAAGCGCATTTATCGATATGGATGATGTAACCGCGGCAAACGGAAACGCTATTTTATTAGCTGACATGGCCGAATTCTATGTAATTACTGATCGTACAGACATGGTTGTTATTCGTGATGAAGTTACACAGAAGAAAAAAGCTACTGTTGAGTTTGAAGTAATGAAATGGACACACGGACAACCGGTATTAAAAGAAGCTGGAATTTTAATGAAGAGAAATGGATAAGGGGGTAAATGGATTATGATAGATTTTCTACTGGTAAAAGTGTAATTGCTTTAGACAGTACCAATATTACAACTGCCACAGATACTTTAGGTGAAATCATAGATACTCAATTTTATGGTTCTATTGTAGTGGCAGTTAATGTAACTGATGTAACAGCTGGGGAAATCAGCGCAATTACTTTTGAAGAAGGAGACGACGCTGCTTTAGCAGATGCTGCTGATATATCAAGTTCTATTCTTTTAACTTACCCAACACAATACCCAGTAGATGCTGCTGGTGTTGTACGTGTTGGATGTGTGAGCAAAAAAAGATATGTAAGATTGAAAGTTACAACTACTACTGCTACTACTGTTGATATTACAGCAACAGCTTTGGCAGAATTGAATTGTGGTCAAGCACAACCGGGAGAAGTAACAAGTTCTAAACTTGCTACTGCTGACATTAACTGTCCAGATGACACCGGAGATGCAATTGTAACAAGTCCAAAACGGACAACATAATAAAGGGGGCTTTATTGCCCCTTAATATTATAAGGATGGAATATGATCCCTTTAATTTTTAAAAAAGCAGGAAAGTATCGGAATGAATATGAAGTCATAGAAATTACCGATGATGATGTTAAGAAAAAGAATGTAATAAATATTTCTGGAATGCAGGCTACTGATTATGTACGCCTTGGATATGCTGATTATTATACAGAGAGCTTTAAAAAAGTTTCTGATGATGTGAAAAAAGCAATACACAAAAAACTTGATAAGAAATCTTCAAAGAAAGAGGATGAATAGCAGATATGGCAACGATTAAACCTGAGATCAACAAAGTTATCGAGGTGTCGAATGAGCTTATAGTAAGCGTGGAGGAAGTTGGTAAATGGATCAATCTTGCCCAGTCTGCAATTACTATGCAATATGATTTAATCAAAGATTTAATTGTAACTGCAACTGAAATAATAGAAAATTATACATGGATAAGCCTAAGAAGGAAAAAGATTGAGGCTTACTATGATCTGGAAGATTTGTTTTACTCTTTTTGTAATGGAAATGAGAAATTATTACTTAACCGTAGTCCAATCATACAGATTACAGATATAGAAAAGATTGAGTATCTTGCTAATAATATTTGGAATGAGTTTGATCGAGGAATACCAACAATTGACGGGTTATATGAGAACACAACTGAGAAGATTGAGAAGCGTGATTGGGCTACTATATATTTTGATGAATCCGTACCTTATGAGACAAGAGATAACGCTTATAAAGTACGTGTAACATACAGTATAGGGTACTTGCCAACAGAAACAGACACAGCGGCAAAAATTCCTACTATGTTTAAAACAGCAATAAAGAAAATAGTTGCTTTCCATTATACTAACAGGGGCGATTGTTCTAGTGAATGTAATTTAAATGGCTATCCTGTTCCTTGCGATGTAAAAGGAATGTTAAGTCAGATGTCAGTTAGCAAAACTGTTATAGGTGGTTGCTATGGCTGTTAGATGTGTAAAAACTATATTCAGCCGTATAACTCTTTGCGCCGGCACTATGGATAATTACATTAAGGTACTTGAGAGAAGACAAGTAGGCGGTGGGTTTAATGGACCGGGAATAACAGAGACTTTTACACTTGTGTCTGAGTTTATGGGTAAGATTGAAGTAAGAAATCCTACTGCTAGATTTGCAGGTGTTGGAATAGAAGATGGTGTAACACATATTGTTTATATTCCGTTCGACCAGACAATATATGAAATGGATAACGGTAAGCTGTTTATTGAAATAGAACGTCAAAAGAATCGAAGATTTAAGTTACTAAGCTGTAGTAATTTAGATGAACAAGATTCTTACTTGGCTTTGTATTGCAGGGAAACAGGATTTGTAGACAAAGAGGCCGCAGGTGCTTAGAGTTAGAAGAGGGCAAAAATATATAGACGAAATCTTGAGAAACGGTTTAAAGAAAAAGCATGATGATAGCATAAGAAATGCATTTTCGGACTATGGAAAAGATGTTACTGAAGAGCTTCATAAAGTAATTGTAACTGGCACAAGATCAGGAAGAGTTTATAAATATAGAGGTCGTGAATACATAGCAAGTGCTCCGGGTGAACCGCCTGCTAATAGGTCTGGTCGTCTGGCAAATAGTTTTGGGTATAAGGCAAGACAACAGGAGTTAGTAGTGTATACCGATGCTGAATATGCGGCATATTTAGAAGATGGGACAAGGAACATGAGTCCAAGGCCTTATTTTGTAAAGACAAATCAGGCCGAGAGCTATAAATTATACAGGAGATTAAATGAAATACACTCCTAATAATATATATAATCATCTATTAACATGGATTCCTCAAGTTACTGATTTATTTACAGATGAAGTTACACCTTCAAGCGCACAGATATTAGCCGGGAGTCCACAGACATTACAAATAACAAGTACAAGTCATGGGTTTACAGCCGGGCAGACTATACAGGTAATCGATACATTGATAGATAATAGAATAACCGCAGTAAATCTTGTTTCTGGATTGTTGCAACTTACAACTAGCAAGCCGCATGATCTTACAACCGGATATACAGCTACTATGTTAGGGTTTACAGATAGCCAGTATAACGGAGAGTTTGAAGTTATTAACGTGCCTACTTCTACAACATTTGAGTTGAATATTGAGACTTTACCTGTTTTATCTGGTAATGAATTATTAAGAGAGAACTGGAGTTATGGGTTAAATCAGCCTTTGGTTATTGACAGTGTAACTACAAATACTATAAATATACTATTAACAGGATTACCGGAGTTTGACGAATTACAAATACCACAAATTAAATATATTACAGGTTATAGGTTTGGAATAGTAGAAGATGTAAAAAGATTGCAAGAAGTGTTTACAGAAAATCCGCCTAATGACTTATGGTTGTATCTGATAATGGAAGATTATGTA